TGTGCATTGGACCCTTTGTACGATTACGGTTGTGATGGATGGAGTGATGCTTACATAGATGAATATGTTGAGGAAGATGTACCAGAAGTTTGGGAAGCTGATGAGGAAGATATTGAATCAGTATACGTCTTGGAAGAACCAGAAGTTTTTCAAGTAATAGAAATAGAGTCATTAGATGACTACACTTTAATCTCTACTACAATAGAAGAAGCTATACCAGAGATGGAAGATTTGTTTGAGGACATAGCACAAGAAGAATTAATAGAAGAAATAGAAGCAGAGTTAGAAGAATTTTTAGAGCCTGAAATAGAAGAAGAACCTTTAGAAGAGGAACTTGATGAGCCAGAGCCAGAAGAAGACACCGTACAAGAAGAACAAACAGAAGAAGAGCCAGAACAAGAGGCGGTAGTAGAAGTTGTAGAAGAGCCCAAGCTAGTACAGAAAAAGAAAGAGGCTAGTAAGAAAGAAAAGATGCGTGAGATTATAGGTAACAAGCTAAAGAATCTTGCAGTAGAAATGGGTGAAGCTGCATCACTAGAAGAGCAACAGAAACTACAAAGCCTAATACTTGCACTCTTAAATTTTAATGCTGGTTTTAATACTTACAATACACAACTACTTATTGATGGTGTGTTTTATAAAGACAAAGGTATATATTTAGACAAGGATATACCAGACAATCAAAGAGGATTAAGAAACGGTTTGGCTAATGAAATACTACATAATAAACTAATGGACCTACAATGGCAGAAATAGAGTACGCAGGAGTTAAGGTAGGGGGTAGTAAGGCTCTACTAATAATACCCCTCTTAGGGACAATCCTTGGAGCTCTGTGGGGTGGTTTTGAAGTATATCAAAGATACTTAGATATGGAAGCTAAGATTGCTGCATTTGAATCACCTGATTTATCTAATATAGAAAAAAACATAGCTGTTATAGAAGAGACTTTAGTAAGTGTAAGTGAGTCAGTTGAACAAGCTAAAGATTACACTAGGTCTATAAAAAATGATTTAAAGGATGACTTAGCTAGGCAAGAAACCTTGATGGAACGATTAGAAGACAAAGTTAATAACTCACAAGATGAAATAGATGAGACTATTGACATAGCTGGCGAGAGGTTTGATGCCAGAAGAGATGCTCTTTATTCTGATACAGATAGAAAGATTAAAGAGTTAGAAGAAAGGCTCGGTAGTAAAATACAAAGAGCTTTAGATAACCCACTAGCAAACTAAGGAGATATTATGGGAACTAAATCATCATACCCAACACGAAAAGGTAACGGTAAAAAGAAAAAATAATGACACTTACTAAAAGACAATTAGCTACTCTAGATAAACATAAAGAACACCATAGCAAAAAACATATGGAAGAAATGAAAAGGCTTATGAGAAAAGGCTTGAGCTTTACTGAGTCACACAGAGTAGCTATGAAAAATGTGGGGAAGTAAATGGAAGATGAACTTAGAAGAATGCAATTGCAACTAGAAAAACACGCAGGTCAAATAGCAAAGTTGTTTAGCAAGATTGATGATACTAACTTATGTATACAAAAGATTAACACTTCTTTACTTCAGATTAAATGGGGTGTCTTTGGTGCGTTTGCTTGGTATATCATAGGACAAGTAGGAATTATAGAAGCATTGAGGTTAGCAATATGATAGCATTCTTAACTAATGTAGCACCTATAGCTTTAGGTTTTGTAGCTAAGTTGTTTGCACTTAAAAGTCAAGCAGCAGCAGAAAATCAAAAGTTAATGATACAGAACTTGCAGGCACGCAATGATTCTATAAACCAAGCAAGAGACAAGGCAGACAAAGAAAGTCCTATGGCTGCTCTTAACAGACGAGTTATTATATTTGTTATATTAGCACTAATTATATTTACTCAGGTAGCTCCAGTTTTCTTTAATGTGCCAACAGTAATACCTAATACTATAGAAGGATTTAGTTTCTTTGGTATACAGTTTACACCAGACATAGTAGAGTATATAGAAATACAAGCAGGCTCAGTTTTAAAGATGGATGAAATCTTTGGTTGGGCAACAATGATTATAGAATTTTATTTTGGTGCACAATTAGCCAAGGGGAAATAATGACATACAGAGAACTAATAAATCAAGTATTAATAAGACTAAGAGAAGACACAGTAGCTTCTGATTGGTCTGGAGCTATCAACGATAGTTCTACAGTAAACGATTACCAGAAAGTTATAGGCTCTTTAATTAACGATGCTAAAAGAAGTATAGAGTCTTACCACGATTGGTTAGTTCTAAGAGAAACGGTTAATGTTTCTACTGTAGCATCTACAAAGAATTATAATTTATCTTCTGGTCAAGAGTTTAAAGTGTTAGATGTAACAAATAATTCTACCGGTAATACTTTGTCACCGGTGACACAACACTATATAAACAGTATTAAATATCCTACAGACCCTACAGGAGAACCTAGTTATTATGCTTTTAATGGAGCAGACAGTTCTAATAATCTTAAAGTAGATTTATCTCCTATACCTACAGAAGCTCAAACAATATCTTTTGATATAGTTAAGTATCAAGACGAATTAACGTCAGCTACTACAAGTATTAAGATACCGTCTAAGCCTGTAATCTTAGGTGCTTATGCTCGTGCAATAGCAGAACGAGGAGAAGACGGAGGAACACAATCTTCTATAGCTGCACAAGAAGCAGCAAGCTCTTTAGCACAAGCAGTGATGTTAGACAGTGGAAACACTCAATATGAAAACGAATGGTTTGTAACTACTAATTACCAATAATGGCTAAGCAATTACAGTATCAGTCCTTAACTAACATAGGTCTTAACGGATTAAACACACAAGCTAATCCTGCGTCATTAGACCCATCTTATTTAACTAAGGCAGAAAATGTTGTGATTAGAGAATCAGGTCGTATATCTCTACGCAAAGGATTTAAACAGAAAATAGCACCTAATGTTGCAGCTCCTAATGGAGTTGCTATTAAAAGTATTATAGAACATCAAGACGGTCAAGTTAAAAAAATATTTGCTAGTCACGGTACAAGTATATACACTGTAGATTTTACAACGCCTGATGATGCGTTTCCTACAGGAAGTGCGGACACAAAACATACGGTTACTGGTACAGACGGTGATTGGCAGTTTATAAACTTTAATGGTAGACTTACTTGTTTACACGAAGACACAGTACCGCAGAGATACGATGGTTCACAAGGTTCAGGTTCTAAATGGGCAGCTTTTGATAATGCTACTAGACCTGCTACTGTATCGTCAGGTGAATTTAAACCTAGTTGTGGTGTAGGATTCTATGGTCGTATGTGGGTTGGTGGTGTAGCAGAAGAAAAAGATGTATTGCATTATTCTGCTCTGTTAGACTCTGATGACTATACTACAGGAAACGGTGGTGGTTCTTTTGATTTAAAGAAGGTTTGGGGTAGAGATGATATAATAGCTATTGCTCCGTTTTACGGACAACTTGCTGTATTTGGTAAGAACAACATAGCTATCTATGAAAGTCCTGATGTTGTAGGTAGTATGAAACTTAATGAAGTTATACGAGGAGTAGGCTGTGTAGCTAGAGATTCAGTACAACACATTGGAGATGATTTAGTATTTTTATCTTCTACTGGTCTTAGGTCACTAGCTCGTACATCTGAAAAAGATAAAGTACCGCTAACTGATTTATCAGTAAATGTTAAAGACACATTAATTAGAAACATAGGTCAAAGCACAGAAGTTAAGTCAGCTTATATAGAGAACGAAGGAATATATGTAATGACTTTTACTGCTAGTAACATTACTTATGTCTTTGACTTTAAACATTTAACTCCTAATCAAGCTCCTAGAATAACTACTTGGACATTTGATTTAGATAGAGAACCTGCAAGCATAGCCTATACAGATACTTACGGTATGCTAGTAGGACAGAAAGACGGAAGTATTGCTACTTATGAAGGATATTATGATTCAGACTTAGCAGCTAATGGCACTACATATAGCTATGCTTCTTATACAGGTAGCTTTGAAACTGTATGGGTAAACTTAGGAGAGTCTGTAGGTGCGTCTCTGTTAAAAAGATTATTTATGGTTATGGAAGGTGGCTCTGGTGCTAACCTAGCATTAAAGTGGTATAAAGATTTTAGTGCTACTGCATCTAAAACTACATCTATAACTTTAAATCCTACAACAACAGGCTCTACTTCTTTATGGGGTGCATCCTCATCTTTGTATGGAGCAACAACAGCTACGCATACACACGATGCGACAGTACATCCTAGCTCATCTACTTATAAACCTGTATATGGACTACAAGAATATAGGACATCTCTTACAGGTTCAGCAAAGAATATAAAAATATCTATAGGCGTACAGAGTAATGGTTTTGATGCGTCTTTACAAGACTTAACACTTTTACATAAACAAGGGAAAATAAGATAATGGCAGACTATTCAAAAGTTGTAGCTTGGTCTGGAAAAGATGCTTTAGCAGACTCAGACGCAGCAAAAGTAATATCCGGAGCTGATTTCCACACTGAATTTTCAGCAATAGAAACAGCAGTAAATACTAAAGCAGATGTTAATGGAGATGCTGCAGAAGCATTTAGTGCAACAACAGCAAGTCCAGGAACTAATACAACTCAAGTTGCTTCAACTGCTTTTGTACAAGCAGCTTTTCAAGCAATGTACCCAGTTGGCTCTATATATACTAACGCAGCAGTAAGTACAAACCCAGCAACACTTCTTGGATTTGGTACTTGGGCAGCTTACGCAGAAGGTAGAGTTCCAGTAGGTAAAGCATCAAGTGGTACATTTGATACGCTCAATGCGACAGGTGGTGCTGAAACACATACACTATCTATTGCTGAAATGCCTGCTCATACTCACACTTATGGTAAATCAACCACTACTGAGAATATGAGTATTCACGATATTACTGGACTTAGAGGAGCAGCAACAACAAACACAGGCTCAACTGGTGGTGGAAATGCACACAATAACTTACAACCATATATAGTAGTGTATATGTGGAAACGCACAGCATAGGAGATTAGGATGGCAATAGGAGCATTAATAAACGCAGGAATTGGATTGTTCTCGGCTAGTCAACAAAGGAAAGCTGCACAAAAAAATAGAGATTATCAAGAAGAACAAAATCGATTAGCTTACGAAAGAAGCCTGCCTTTTGATTCAGAAAGTGCTTATGGAAACGTAGACTTTGACCCTGAAACTAGAAAAATGGTTCAAACTCTTTCTCCCGAATATCAAAAATTGATGGGAGATTGGTTAGGTATTTCAGGCACAGCTAGTTCAGCTCTTCAAAATATGATGAGCGACCCATACAAAATGGAACAAGAACAGTTTAAAAGATTTGAAGCTCTTAATGCTGATGCTTATAATCAATCTAGGCTTCAACAACAAGAAGCTGCTATAGCACAAGGAAGAACTGGAACACAAGGTTATTACGACCAGTTGGCAGTAGAAGATGCTATCGGTAGAGATAGAATGCAAGGTCAATTAGCATCTATGCAAACAGGTATGGACTACAGAAATATGCTCGCAGCAGAAAGTCTAGGTTTTGGTGAAGGGGCTATAAAAGTTGGAGGATTACTTTCTGGAGAAGCAGACTTAGGCTCTGCGATAGGTGCTAGATTAAGACCGGGTATGAATATGCAAGGCATAAGAACAGCAGGCGATAACTTAGCAGATACTACTTCTAGTTATTTTTCAGGTCTTGCAGACCAAGCAAGTCAGTATGATTTTGATTCTTTACTTAGTGGTTCTTCTACAGTTCCTACAGCAAGTTCTCCTAATTACTCAGTAAGGTCAGACTACGGATTTGGAGGAAACAACACTCGCAATATGTCTAGTTCTATATTTAGTTCTAGACCTAGCGGACTTTTAAGATAAGGAATAATTATGGCAGAAACTATGTTTGGAAATATGTTTGATGTTACAACTTCAGAAAATCAAAACATAAGAGATAGAGCATTAAAAGTAGCTCAGCTTCAACCGGGTCGTGCTTCTGTATATGGAGCAGGAGTAGCCGGAGGTATGCTTATGCAAAACCTAGCTAGTATGGCAGGAATGAAAACTCCTGAGCAAGAAAAAACAGAGTTAATTTCTGGCATTATGGATAGAGCTACTAACTTAGACCCAAACGACCCTTCAAGTTATATGAAGTTAGCTAATGATTTTGTTCAAGCAGGTCTTCCGGGAATAGGTCAAAAATTTATGGATAAATCTAGAAGTGTTCAAGTTCAGAACACGACGTCAGCTCAGAAAGATAGAGAGCTAGACCAAAAAGATGACAGACTAACTGCTGATACAGACTATAGAACAAGTTCTTTAGATTTACAAAATAGAGACTTGTCGTTTAGAACAGAAAAAGAAGAAACAAGAATAGAGGAATTACAAGCACAGTTAGAACGAGACCAAAAAATAGGGGTACTTCAACAGATTACAGATAGTGAAGGCAATACTATACTCGCACAAATAACAACAGACGATGAAGGAAACTATAGTGTTAAGCCTATAACACAAGATGTTGTAGAAGCCAGTATGAGTGGAGGTGCTACTCAAGGAGCTGAGACAACTACACAGTCCGGTAAGTTTTCTTTTAATAATCAAGGAGCTCTTATAGTTAAAGCTGCAGAAAAAGAAGACGTAGCTCCTATAGAAGAAATAGATGATGACGCTAACACTATATATAAAAATCTTTTAAAAGAGTACGAAACTACATTTAAAGATAGAAACGCACCTATGATGTCTACTGGTAGTCAGTTAGCTGTTCCTGAAACAGGAGAATTTTCTAATCTTGAATCTGTTCCTGACCCTGTAGATTATATGATATATAAAACAATAGAAAAAATTGAGAACAGGGGCGGTGTTGTTGATAGTATGTATGATTTATATATGGGTCCCGGTGCTGAAGCAATGGAAGCTCTTATGAAAGGTAATGGTATGGCTAACTTGTGGGCTGAAAATAAAGCTAGGTTTGAAAAGGAAGGAGATACTACCCTTTATAGTATGGAAGGTAGACAAACTTTAATTGATGGCACTTTAAAAGGAATCATTACTTCTCCTATTGCTTTTGATGTAAAACTTAAACAAGACCATACTACTGAAGATGGTACGATGTTAGCTAAGAAAGGAGAAACATTTGATGATGTTATGTCTAGGCTTATGTCTCAAGATATAACTGCTGTTACTAGAGATGATGAAGGCAACATAACTGGTTTCCAACCTCCTGAACAAAGTGCTTTCTTTAATTTTAATGAGGACTTAGTTAAATATATAGCTCAAGACATAGTATCAAAAGAAGATGGATTTAAAGGTCTTCCTGAAATTACAGGAACAGCAGACACACGCTTACCTGAAATGGACTACAATAATCAAAACGTAGCAAATACTCAAGTAACTGCAGAGTTAGTGAACAATAATTTACAATCAACTACAGAAGCAGTAATGGGAGATACTACAGAGTTTGATAAAGTAGTTAAAGAAAATGGAAACATTGTAGCTGATGTAGCAAAAGATATTAAAAGATTTGTTTTAGATATTTTTACACCTAAAGAACACAAAGATTCTGCTCCAGAGAATCCAATTAAATCTGGGTTTGGTTCTGACGCTTGGTCTTTACGACTTCTTTCTGTTAAGGTTTCTCAATTTGATACAGCAAAGAAAAATGCTGATGGTAAATACGAATTAGAAATGCCACTGTTTATTGAAGTTAAAGACGCTAAGATTAGACAAGCGTATCAAGAATGGAAAGCAAGAAACTTTAATTACTTTTTTAGACAAGGGATAACACTGCCTAACGCAAGAGTAATGCCTAAATAAAAGGAGTCGACTTGGCAAACATCATAGACTTATCGCAGTTTAGAGATAACAAAGAACAACCCGAAACTAACATTATAAGTTTGCAGGGTTTTGCTAAAACACCGTCTCTATCAGAAACATATGCACACGATTCAGTAGCAGACAAGGCTGCATTTGCTGCACGCCTAGGGGCTGCTGATACCTATCGTGGAATCAAACAACTATTTAATATACAAGAAGAAGAGATGGCTGAGGATATGGCTAGGCTCAATGAGTATATATCTAATCCTGAGTACGGTGGTACTATACTTGCAGCTTATACTGCAGGTTTAATGGGAGACCCTGTAGGTTGGGTTATACCCGGTATGAAGGCTAAGAATCTTTGGAGTGCTGCTAAGGCAGGTGCTATGGTTGGTGCTCTATCATCACCTCTCGGATATGTAGACGAAGCCGAGGGACAAACAAGACTATCTAATATGGCTTATGGTACTGCCGGTGGTGCAGTATTATCTCCTGCTATGTTTAAATTTACGAATACACTGTTGCCTGCTATGAAGAAAGGCTATAGTGATTTTGGTGTGTCTATAGATACTGGTAAAGTAGCAGAAGATTTAGGTTTTATATCAAGAGGTGTATCTACAGTAGGTGCTAATGTTGGTGCACCTATATACAATCAGATGAAAAAGGGTGGTAATCTAGTTAAAGAAAGTGCTTTAGGTCAGAGCTTTGGTAAATACTTTATTGATAACTTTGGTTTACCTAAGCAATATGTTGATGTTAAGATGAACAGAAGACAGACAGAACAACAGTGGGCTTCTAGGTTTGATGAGGTTTTAGGAAAGTATTCTCAGTTAAGTTTAGCAGATGACAAACTACTGTATAAGATTCTTACTGGTGAAGAGAGTAACATTCCCGGTAATTTAAAAGACTTAACCAAAGAAGGTAGAGACCTTGTTGATGAAATAGGTCAAGAGTTAGTAGACTTAAAGATACTAGACGAGAAAATATTTAAAGAAAACAAAGGTAAATACCTATACCGTTCTTACGAAAAACATCAGACTCCTTTTATGAAGAAGAGGAGAAACGCAGAGAAAGAAATTAAAGTCTTTGGTGAAGAGTTTATGCGTAGAGGAGAAACTAAAACAATTGCTAAGAACGCTCTTGATAAACATTTAAAAGATGGTTGGAAAGTTATTGATGGTGGTAGTACACAGAACAAAACTGTAAGAGTTAATAGAGACTGGTCTCCGGAAGACAGAGCTAAGATGGGAGAAATATTAAGTGCAGGATTTGCTATGGCTAAGACTGGTAACTTAATGACTAACGATATAGCTACGTTTAAATTTTATGATGATATAAATAAAATGGTTATTGATGGAGAAAAGATAGCTGTTGATTCTATTGATGAGGTTATAGACCCTGATAACTGGAGAAGAATACCTACAACTTCTGTTAAAGGAACACAGGTAAAGGAGTTTGGTTCTCTTGCAGGTAAGTTTGTACCTAAAGAAGTATACACAGACTTAACTACAGCCAACGCTTACAAGAGATGGAACAGAGGGGACGGTAGTTTTGGAGGTCTTACTAAGTTTCATCATAAAGCACTACAGTTTTGGAAGAGAGGTAAGACTACTCTTAATCCTACAGTACATACAAACAACGTAGGCTCTAACTTTATATTGTACGACCTATTAAATGGTGACTGGAAACAATTAAGAAGTGCAGGAAAAGATTTCTTAAAAGCAAAGCGTGGGGAAAAATCAGAAGAGTTTAAACTTGCAGAATCATTAGGTGTCTTTGATGCTGATATGATGTCTAGAGAATTAACTGATTATGAGAACTCTATATTTAAAAAGTATATGAGTATGAGAAATAAAGATGATGTTCAGTTTTCTAGTAGATTGCAAAGAGGTTGGGATAAAGTTAAAGAGTTTGCTAAGAGCACACCTATGGATAAACTATATCAGGTAGAAGACCAAGTGTTTAGATTGGGTGCGTTTAAAACTCAACTAGCTAATGGTGCTACACCGGATGAAGCTGCTAGGTTTGCACGCAGGTCTATGCTAGACTACGATATATCAGCTCCAGGAATTAGGATGCTTAGGGAATCAGCCCTACCATTCATAGCATACACATATAGGGTTGCTCCTATACTAGCTGAGACTGCTCTTAAGAGACCTTGGAAACTAGCCAAGTGGGGTGCTATACTTCACGGTGCTAATATGGTTGGTCAAGATATATCTCCGGGAGACTACGAGAAAGAAAGAAAGTATCAGAAAGAATTAAATATGGGCTATGACTTAAGTTCTATAGGTATGCCGGGTGTTGCTAACACACTAATTAAAGTTCCTAGAAAAGACAAGAGTCAATACTTAGATGCTACTAGGTACATACCGGGAGGTGATATACTAGACATTTCAAATCACACAGGTATCAGCGTACCTTTTTTACCTGCTCCACTACAGCCATCCTTTGGTGCTATAGGAAGTACAGCTAAAATATTGACTGGATTTGATACTTTCAGTGCATCCCAGATGCCGGGAGTAGGTTCTGGTGTTTTTGATATATCTGCAGAAGCTAGAAAGAATGCTATCTTTAAAGAGTTTATGCCTATGTATCACCAAGGTAAAAAGTTTGCGGATACTTTAAAAGCACAAGGAATTTCTCATCCTACTAAAGATGATGCAACACTAACCGAAGCTGTTCTTAATTTAATACCCGGAATCAAACTTAAGACATACGATAAGACGCAAATGAAAAAGTTAAAAATGCGTGTGGGTATGAAGTATCAAAACAGAATGGAGTCTTTGACTAAAGTTCTTAGTCAGTCATATAAAGATTACAAGGGTGGTAGGCTGAGTAAAGAAGATTACAACAAACAACAAACTAAGATTAAACGAGAGCTTAAGAAACTACAAGAAGAAGCACGCAAAGGATTAAAATAATGGACGGACTATTTACACCTAACGAACAGTCAGCTATAGATAGTCTATTGCGAGCAGGCTTTAGTCTACAACAACTACCTCCTATACTAGCCAACATATCAGTAGAGACTGATGGTACATTTGATGTTGGTATGAAACAATATGGAGGAGGTCCGGGTAGAGGTATGTTTCAGTTTGAAGGTAGCCAACTAAGAGATTACAATAAGTTTAAGGGAAATCAAGAGGATAGTATGTACTTACAATCTAAGTTTGTACAGAAGAATATCTTCGGTGCTAAAGGAGATAGACCTCACGAGTTAGGTTGGAGGGCTCGAGGATTACTTTCTGATGCACTTAGTGATGAGAGCTCTGTCCGTAGTAAGGCTAAGGTATTTTCAGAGCAGTATGAAAAACCTTCTACTCCTCACCTAAAGAAAAGACAGGACGAAGCAGACAGATATAATAGATTATTATTTTTAAATATGGTTGACTTATAATGGGTTGGTTTACGGATACACTTAACGCTCTCGACAAGCCATCGAATGCACTACAAGGTTTAGCAGTTGGTGGTTTTGAAGGATTGCAAAGAGGGTGGAACCAAGAAGAGAACTACGACTTTGAACAGTTGTGGGATGAAGACCTACAAAAGAAAGGTTGGTCTGAGAGAGAAGGCTTTGGTGAGACTGCTAGTTATATAGGCTCTACTGCACTTAATTTAATTGTAGACCCTTTAAATGTAGTAGGTCTAGGTTTATTTAAGAAAGGTGCAAAAGCTGCAGGAGAATTAAAGGGTGCTATAACCTCAGGTAATCCTAATATTATTACAGATTACTATGGTCCTATGGGTAAAACAGAAGAAGCTATGAAAGTAGCTGAGCAGTTTGCCAAGGAAGCAGGTATGAGCTCAAAAGAAATTGAGTTAATGAAAGCAGGAGAAGCTCTTATAGGTAATGTTAAAGGTAAGGGTGAAGCATTAGGTACAGGAATGCTCAATGCTATGAAGATGCAACTGCCTAGTAACAGGGCTTTGTATAGAGACACTGGAATTAATAGACCTCTATTTGAATCAGCCACTAGAGCTCAGGGTTCACACGCAATGAACGACAGAGAGATGATAGGAAGAGCTATCTTTAATAAATGGATTAATAAACAGAAAGGTAAGACAGGAGAGACTAAAGCACTAGACGATATAGTATCTAGGGCTGTCTATGTAGATGAGGTAGGAGATGTAACAAGACCATTAGAGAAAGGCTTCTTTGGTTACGCTAATGCCAAAGCTATGGGAGACCAAGCTAAGAATCTAACTAAGGATGAGATACTTGAAGTAGAGCGTAGCATTATGAACACTTGGAAACAAAAGAGTGCTCTTGATGTTATGATGGACATAGGTAAGAAAGGTATAAACAAGACTGCTAACTGGGTAGGTCTTGATGATGTCAAACTACAGATGTCTGTAGGTAAAGGTTTAGAGTATGGTAAGGGAGATTTAGTTACTGTTAAAAGACCTGCTAATAAAAAGACAGGCAATCATTGGAATGACTTTAACCATTCTAAACAAATGAATGCAGTGGCTAAACAAGTGTTCGATGTAGACAACCTACCTAAATCAGTAGATGAGCTATACGAAAGAATGTCTAAGGTTCAGTTTGAAGATGTAGAAGGATTAACTAGAAAGAAAGTTATGAAGAATCTTACTGGTCTAAAGAAAGATACCGATGGTGTGTGGTTTACATTTTCTAGACCGGGCTCTGCAGTAGTGGAGGGAGGAGTAAACTTTAGAAGTAAACTTAAGTTAGACGGTGATGGGTTTACAGTTATGAGTGATGAGCACAACTTAGCAGAAGCATTAACAAGTGCATCCAAATTAAAGAGACTAATTACTGTTAGTCCTCCTATGCACTTTAACATACTAAAGATTAAACCTAAGCAAACAGGACTAAGTAGGATGGATAATCCACCTCCGTTTCCTGAGTCAGTTCCTAGAACTTATCCTGATGTGGGTTGGACCGAGGTAAGAAAAGGTGGAGCTAGAGGTAGAGGTAAGAAAGGAGAACTCATATCTGAGGGTAGACCTGACGTTAAAGAGTTCTTAATGAAAGAACAACCTTCTGCCAAAACCTTAAGCGAAGAGCGAATGGCTTTAGCAAGAAAGCTATTAGGTACAGTTACTATATCAAGAGGTATGTTTACTAATGAGTAGTGTTCTCTTCAAAGGACATTAGACAATCATCTATATGTAGATAACCAACTTCTTTGTCTATCCATTGACTCCCTTGGAACTCTGTGTTCTCGGGGAGTTTTTTTATGTGCCACTTAAAATCATACCCATCATCCTCATCCTCTAAGTTAGCAGGGTCAAAGATATAAATAGAATGACTGCCGGGTTTGTTAGGCATAGACACCGCATACCAAAATTCAAACTTGTGTTCCTTCGCAAAGTTTCTATTCCAGTCATACTTTATTTTCTCAATGAGAGTATCAGGGTAGTGTCTATTCCTGCATTTAATCTCTAACATAATACCGTTCTTCTCATCAAACGCATCATACCTAGAGAACTTATCATCCATAGGTTTGAAGTTATACTGCATACTATTCAGTGCTTTAATAACTTTTTTCTCGTTCACTTATTTCCTCCAGTCAGTTCGCCAAAGTCTTGGATTAACTTTGTCACCGGTGACAGATTTCTTGTCACTCATTAATTTGTGGTATAGCTTGGAAGTCCCATCCATACGGACGAGACCCCAAGTTTTGTTAGCCTTAGTCTTTGAGCTCATCAACAATATCTTTGTCGAGTAGTCTCCAAATGATAAGGGCTGCGATTATACCTGCCAATCCCCCATTGCCTAAGGTCCATACTATACCTAAGATAGAACCAATTACATCTCCAGTTAGGAAGGCTACCTTTGGACCAAAGATAATCTGTAATATAATTGATAAGCTAATCAGTTTAATGCCAACGTCAATCGCACCATCAGCACCGTTCTTTACTTTTTCTAACATATTGTCTCCTATATTAATGTAAAACATCGGCTATACAAGCCACCCTATCAAGTCTGCCAACCTGAGCACATACTTGAATCTACTGGTGCTTGACATTGAAGTTGCATTTTATCTTCAAATGTAGTGCACCCTGTTAATGAAACGACAATCACCTGTAATACTAATATTAATAATATAGTGTTCATCATTCTATATCCCTCTCTTCTTCTACTAAATCAACAAGCTCACACACACTACCAGTACAGGCTAGTGTCTTAGTACCCACTGTAGAATCTGTAAGTTCATACTCGCTAATCAAATCCCAGTTGACTTGCTTGGGCATAATCTTAGCTAAAGCATCGTGTGTCTTCTTATCACACTCCTCGTATGGTGCTTGCTGATATGTATGGTCTGAGTGTGGTAGGAAACTAACACCTGATACTTCATCAAAGTGTTTGTATACCCACGCACCTACCTCCATCCACTCGTGTTCTCTAACACTAACAGTAACACTAGGCTTGTGCTCACAGTAGTACCTCTGATATGTAAGCCACAACTCTAACTGTTCGATAGCACTCCTCTCGTTCCTAGTTACCGCACCCTTAGGAGCTTTCATAGGGAAGGAGAATACCTTAACGCTATTAGGCTTCATCACATCAGCTTCAGCAGGTATGCCTTGGTCTTCCATAAGCTGAGCTATAGGGTCCTTAGCATCTGCTCTAACCCTACGGATATAGTAGTCACTGTGTCTAGTGTGTATACCACTGGCACTGTCTACTAGCTGACTGACTGTACCACTAGGTTTAATAGCAGTAGTAGCAGTAGCTTGTTGGATACCTAGTAGCTCTGACCAATGAGCATTAGTCTTAACAGATTCTTTTCTAAGCTCTACTAAGAAATCAGCTAAGCTCTTCTTACCGTAGTAACCTCTACTGTCATCATTACTGCCATTCATAAATGCGTTGTCCATAATACCTGTAAGAGATACACCTAGTAGTGCTTCCTCTTCTGTATTGTGTACCCACTTAGGGCGTAATCGTTTGATGTTAGTCAGTGATGCTTGGAATGTACCCAGTATACTAGCCAGTCTAACCTTACGGAGTATATCCTTCTGCGTGTCTTCTGCTCTGACTACAACCTCAGTCAAGTTACAGAACTGTCCGTCTCTCAGAATGATTTCACTACAAGGATTACAACCAAAGTCGTGGTCTGTGTCACGCCTACCAATAGACTCTACTTGTTTAATCGCGGCTTCTCTGTTGAAGATACCACGCTCACCTGACTTAGACTCGTACAATGATGTCCACTCTTTCATAAAGATACCCATATCAGGCTTCTCTGTATAGCACACACTGTTGTTACTCAGTGCCATCTCAGGAGTATCCGACCACCACTGACCACTCTTAGCATTACGCATACGCTCGTCAGTTAGATTAGATAGAGAGATAAGGGCTGACCTACGAACACCACCTACAACTACAACCTCTGCTATCTTACACATCATTCTATGACACTCATAGCTAGTCAGCTTACGCCCACCCGCTTCTTTAAATATGTTAGTAGAGAAGTTAAACAAATCAAGTAGAGGTTCAGGACCACTGGCTCGACCACCAAAGGTAGCAAGTCTAGCACCCTTAGGTCTCACCTTAGAGAAGTCCCACTTAGGCATCTCACCATCATACAAGTAAGTGATTAGTTTACGGAACGCAGACTGCCATCCCTCTTTACTATCTTGTACGACAATCACATCCTCTACATCTACCATAGTTTCAGGCACATCAGGTAGTTTGTTGACGTGCTGTCTCTCTACGCTAAACCCTACACCAGTACCGTGCATCAATATAAATAGACACTCATCAAATGCTTTCGGGTGGTCTACACTAAGGTAGGCACAGTTGTACCCTGCTATATTATTCTTAGCAAGAGCCGGACCTGCGGTCATCAATGCTCTCATACTAGGCATAACTTCTAAGTTACATACTGCTTCCTCAAGTATCTTCCTAGTCTTAGGTACTAACTCTTGGTTCGTATTTTCTTTTAAGTGTTGCTCCATAAAGTCAAAGTATCTAGCAACAGTTTCTTTCCAAGTCTCTCTCCGCTTCTTCTCAGGTAGCCATCGTGCGTACCTGCTAAGTGCAATGAAGTTTTGGTAATCGTTTGGTAATTGATTCATTCATCCTCCAGTGGTTCGATTTCGATGTTTACCATTTTCTTTCCATCGTCATCTAAGTAAGTATTATATTTAAGTCTTCCGTTCCTGTGCATAAGTATTGCATCTGTTATCCCTCTGTCATAACATCTAGCTCCGTGTCTCCATATCATTACTGACCCCAGTGCTAAGATTGCTACCATCATTAGGATAAAGTTCTCAGTCGTTATCATCAACATCTTCAAACTCCTTTCTCTTGTCCATTAATTTATCCTCGAACTCGTGTAAGATATCTTCTGTTGTTATATCCAATACCTCACACAGAGTACAAGGGTCTAGTCCTACATTAACAATACGCTCTTTTAATTCATTTAAAGTTAGAGCCATACTGTCCTCCCTCGTGTTCTATAAGTTTATCTAAGAACCATCGAGCTTTCTTTAAGTCTTCTATACCATTCTTGAACCGCCATCGGCAGACGTACTTGGTTATAGAAGCGGTTAGGTAATCCATATCTTGGTCTAAGATAAAGTCTATGACCTCAATATTACCCTGCTTATAATGGTTAGGATTTATGTTATCTTCGTCCACTTCTTAAGCTCCTTAATTTCTTTAGTTGAAAATATTTTAATATCATACTTATCACACCACTGTCGATAAGTAATCTTATTACCCTTGGCAACCTTGGAGTCGGGGCGTGGCATCAAGAAGATTAAAGACTTGCCTTCAAAGTTTAACTGTTCAGCAATTGATTTATACTTCTGTCTGTCACCACTCCTAAAGAACCCTTTGACTTCTATATGATACCTACCCTTAACAAAGTCAGGGGTGTAGTTCTTTCGTATCGTATAGGCAATCCTACAGGGCTCATACTTCCATTCTCTGCCTAGTGCTTCCGCACATTCTTTCTCTAACTTAGACCGAAACTTTGTTGCCATCTCTATCTACCTCTATTACATTAGGTAAGTTCTCAACTTCAACTAAGTACCTCGGTCCATTAGCATATACAAATGTTCTCAGTCCATCCCAACATTCATACTTGTAAGCACAGTAGCTACATCCTACAGGCAACTTCATATTACCTGACTTGCCATCAGGCACAGGTTCGTAGCATCTCTTAGGTGGTTTGCTCAGCTTAACTATATTCTTAATAGCTTTGATACGCTCTACTATCGAGAAGAAGTTTAGCTTAGCCCAGTACCACTGAGATTCGTCAGCCATATCATACTTAAGATAAGTCAGGTGTCCGTTGGTCTTGTCCATAACTAACCAACCTACATCTGTTGTGTTCTCTGCGTGAGCATAGCCTTTGATTTGGTCCACATATCCAAAGGGGTCATCGTTAATTAGAGAACCGTCCTTGAATTTCTTGAACCCATATGGTGACGCTGACTTAACATCAGTAAGTACACCATCAATCTTACAGTCCATTGAACCTTTGATACCTTGTACTTCTACTTGCTTCTGTTCGTGTGTCACATCGTGACCGGCAAGTTTAGTAAGTGCTAGTACCATTTCTTCAATTAAATGACCATAAAGAAACTTGATTCTAGTGTGTGGCATAAGCTCCTCACCCTTGTATCCGTTGTAAGAATACCACAACTGTCTATCTTTCTTGCCTATGTTAGACATACGGAGCTTGCGTTTATCGAACTTGCTCTCTGTGATATTGTTTCTAAGTATCTGTTTGACATTCTCACCGAAGTCATT